CCACGGCTGCCGATAATGCCGCGACATCCGCCACCAGCGCGGCCAACTCCGCGACGGCGGCGGCTAATGCTCTGGCGGCCATACCTCAAGTAGATGATGCAGGCAACATGACGCTGGCCGGAGGTCTGACGGCGGCGGGGGCTATTAACGCCAACGGCGGCGTCAACATCCCTCTTGCTGTCGGTGCGCCGACCGATACGGGGGCGGTCAACCGCCTGCATGCCGCAGGCATGGCCGGCGTGACGGGCATCCTGACCTCTAATGCTTTCCTCAATACGGATGCCATTACCGCGTCAGGATCTTCGACGGTGACCAAAACAGTTCCCTACCATTTGGCTGGTATTAAGGTTCCCAAGGGTACTCATTCGACCATTCAGGCGAGATTTGAGGTGAGCAACCCTCAATGGAATTATTCCAGTTTCGCCGGGTTCTCTTTCCTTTGGCGCGCTACCAATGCCGCAAAGTTGTCCTTTGGTATCGGCCGCGGCGGGAAGACGATTCGTCCCGACCTTTCCATAGATTCTTACAGTATTATCCCGGCAAACGGTTTGGCTTACAATCACGGCGAAATTCTGGATATTACTTTTGATAACGTGAGAAATACGGACCGCAACGGTTATACGGTGCGGGTGCGTGAGATTTTTGCGCTTAACAATACGGACAGCTGGCAGGTTAAGACTACAACCAGCTTTGTTCCGGCCAGTCAGAACGAGCCTGTTCCGTGGACGATTGCCAAGATTATCTATCAACAAAAATCTGTCGCCAGTATTGCCAGGTATGAAGATACAGGAGCGCTCTGGCTCATGCTCACCGGAGGCCAGGGGAATAATCTGTATCAAATTGCCACATGCCGCGGCGTCAGTAATTTTGAAACCGGGGTTGGTGTTTCCCAATGGGTGACTGATGTGGTGAATAATGCGGCTGGCGACGTTTCTGTTTATGCGGGAACCGGAGAGTACACCTATTACCATCCCGGAAATGTTAATCCGGTTTTCTATGGTCTGGATGCGATATCCCGCAACTGTATTGAAACCGAAGAAACGGCAGATTTTGTGGACATTAACATACCTCTCTAATCATGAATAATGCAGAGATACAGATTCAGTTTCCCCAGCCGGGACAGTGGGATGAATTTACCCTGACGCCCATTTATCAGGACGCGGACGGTTACACCCGGACAGACCGCTACACGGCGGACGAAATACCAGCGGAACAGACCCCGGCAATGGCTGCTGTCGTGTCCGCGCTGGTGGGCATGGGTGAGGACTGGCAGGCGGTGCAGGTGTGGGCCCGGATGGGAAAAGATGTCCTGACCCTTGCGGAGGATGGTGCCTATACAATGATTGATGCGGTGTCTTTGACCGTTGAGGCCGTCCATGCGGAGACCAAAGGCCGCAGGATTTTTACAGTCTCGGACTACCCGGCTTTTATCATCACGGACCCCGCCGCCGTGGATTTTTTCAAGCATTTCACTACTAAATAATATGAGCACGAATAAAGA